TGCTGTCGTTCTTGGCCATGAATACCCCCCTCTCTTATACCGGAATTACATCGTCCAAGGTCGCCGGTGGCTTATATGCGTTGTTATACTTAAGGTATTCTCTCCGAAGCAGCATGAACTTACGGAGTGTCATGTGCATGATTTCTCTTTCGCTGTAGTTAAGCTCTGTTTTGCCTATAATGAGCAAGCGGGCAACGTTTAACTTTTCCGTTACCCGCTCTTCAAATTTGGGTCATCATCCTCGTCACTGTCTTCCGGTTCCGGTGCGCCTTTATTAAAGGCTTTGAATATTGCCGACATAAGCTCTGTCATGTTGGAAAGGTCAAGATGGCGGCCCACATAGGTTTCCTCAACATGGGGCTGTTTTTCACCGGTCTCGTCATTTACACAATCAATATCTTCATTAATAAGGACAGTGAGCAGATAGCGGAGGTTCTTAATCTGCGTCTTTCCGTCCTTAAAAAGCTCGGCAAGCTGGCTGACAGGAATGTCAAAATGCTCCTGTATTTCATCAATGGCATTGAGTGTAAAGCGCATGCCGTATTCCTTGCTGCCCAGCTTTATTTTCACACCCTTTGGTCTTAAGTCACTCATTAGCTCCACTCCTTAATCCGTAACTATAATATACAGCTCAAGTATATCTGAGTTGGCTTTACCTGCAGCCACACAGACGGCCTTTATGCAGGTGTTAGAGGGTCCGGTGAGCGTGATAGCTGTTGTATACTCTGTTCCATGTGTTTCAGAAGGTATGGTTCCATCATCGGTGTAGTAGATGGTACCGGCAGCCTCGGTTGTAGAAAGAACTACACTTCGAGTCACATCATAAGTACCGCTGGGCACGGAAGAGGTGACAGGTGCAGCTTTCGCTGTTATGCCAGCCTTACCGTTGAGCCAGTTCCGTGCTTTCTCCTCGGTGGAGAAGGTACCCTCTTCCTTCCAACGACCGTCAATAGCCTCCATGATTGTTCCTTCAATGGCATGTGACTTAAAAGCTATGCTTTCGCCACGGGTCTCCAGGTCGTCGGCAGGCTCTCCGAACTTGACCTTCTTAAGCCATATGGCACGCCAGTAGTTAACGCCCCGAACCCTTTTCTTTCCGTAGAAGCCGAAGCCCACATAGGGTGCCACATCGGAGCTGGATGCAATAATTTCCTTTGTTCCAATCGCTGTGTCCACCACAGCCCCTTCGGTGTTACCCAGCAGGTCAACCTTTGCATAGTCAGGCAGATCCTCATGCTCAAGGGTTACTTTGCCGGACTTGAATGAGTTGTCCTCCTCGGCAACGACATCATCTGCGTATAGCTTGATGTCGTTCTTCTCTATAGAAATATCCGCCTTGATAGCCTTAGCCAGAACACGGCCCCCGGAGTAGCTGATAACAGAGGTTTCTTCATTCTCTGTGGCCAAAGCATAGACAGGATATTTAAGACCTATCTTAGACATTTACTTCCCTCCCATAATTCCCATAATGTTTTGGGCCTCTTCAATAATAATCCGTTCCATTTCATCAGTAGCTTTTTGCTTAACCTGATTAACAGCCGGGCGAATGAACGGTTTCTTCTTCTGCTTGCTGGAGCCGCTCTCCATGACCCGGGCCTTCAGCTGGTTTGGAACACCTTTTTTATCGTAACCGTCAAATCCAATCTTCGCGGACCAATCACCCTCGCTATCCCGTCTGATGGGGGTAATGCCCAGAGAGTTTAACAGGTCACCGCTGCTGTTCTCAGAGCCTTTGATGTTATTCTTAAGGTTCCTTCTTATTTGATCGGCCATGATACCGGCTCCGGCATGTATGGCTTTTCTGGCAATCTCTCCGGATGCCGCTCCCAGCTTAGACAACTGAAGAGTTATATTATCTGATGATTTCAAAATAATTCTGGCAATATCAATCACCCTCAGGTGTGGTCTCAATCTCAAAAACCCATTCATAATGATACAGCCTTGTATCATCCTCATACTGCATTGAGCTAAGCCGCCACGAGCAAATGCCGTTTAATGCTTTCTGTATTTTGATAATGTTGGGGTCATCCTTTATACGAGTAAAATAGTCAACCGTACCCTGAATAACCTGCTCCTGCATCTCGTCATCGGCGTATTCGGAACCTGCCTGACCGTCCTCCGCCCAGACGATATATTTATCATCTTTCTTCGAGGCTGTATAATGGGACACCGGAACGCCCACAGTCAGGAGGGCGGCTTCTATTACATTAAAGTTCATCTTCACCGTCCTCCATTTCTGCAGGCTGGTATATATCGTAGTATGCGGTTAGTTCCTCCAAGGTCAGATCCATCGCAGGAGGATTGATATCCTCCGGGTACTGTATCTGTTCGATGCGGTACTGCTTCCCATCGTTGGGTATAGCTATGTCCTGAGCTGACACATCCCGGAGCCGGGGGCAGCGCAGGACATAGGCTACCTTTACATGACTTTGTTTCGCTATATAATGCCGAGAGAGGCCCACCGTCCGTTCATGGTAACGAAGGCTCTGCTTCAGCGTGAGCATATCATCGGTGAGGTCATAAATACATACGATACCATCGTTAAAGGTCTGAGTTTTCTTCACGGTAACGCTCCACCTCTTTCTGATTCTGGAGGGACAGCAGCTCCGGCAGGTAGTTCACCTGAAATTCATGGAGAGCGTTGGACCGCACATAGCGGCAGTAGTCAAACAAAAGCTCCCGAGGCTTATCCTCGGCGCTGTAGTCAAGCTCTTCACCTGCTGCAGCGTCGAGGTATTTCATGCCCCTTTCTATTATACCGGTGAGTTTAATATCACCTTCGGCATCAGTCCATGTTATATCAAGGTAGTTTCGGACGGCATCAAGCAGTCCGTCGGGTAATGCCATCCTTCATTCCTCCTTAACCGGCGCTCTTGGTGACCGTTATGGTGTAGGTTTCAGTCTCCTCGCCGCTGGTAACATTGATGGTCAGGATGTTCTCACCATCTGCCCAGGTTGCCGCGGTGCCGTTGGTTACCGGGGTTGAGCCGTTGAGTATCTCAATAGTGGCTTCTCCGTCCTTGGCAACAGCAGTGACCGTATTGGTCGCATTGGTAGTGGAAGCTGTGTAAATGAACACAGACTTATTAAATGCCGGTGAGAGTGTCAGGCTGCCGATGGTAAGGCTGGACAGACGTGCATCAGATATGCCGCGCACCTGAAGGAGCTCGTTGAGTACGTTAACATCAAACTTGTCGTTAGTAACGTTTACACCGAGCTGATTGTTGGCTACATTCACACCGAGTTCGCTGTTAGTAACGTTTATGCCTAACTCGTTATTATTAACATTAACACCCAGTTCACTGTTGGTGACATAAACCTGCCAGGGCGTAGGTTTAAGATCGGATATATCCAGCCGTATAAAGGAAGAGGCATCCAGAGGCTTTCCATCGCCGTACAGCTTGGTAAGATACATCCTTTCATCCTCTAAGAAGTGATACTCATCGGAGTATTCTATCTTTCCGCCCTTGCCGGTACCAAGCCCCATGAAGTACCGCTTGCCTAAACCGATGATGGCTTCACCTGCAGGCACGAATACCGACTGGATTAGCTTAGTGGGGAAGGGGAAGATATCGTTGTTGTAAACCCCGTCAGGCTGCCTGTAGCTGGTTGCCGGGAATATCTTCGTAAAATAGTCCGAAGGCGATACCACGAATATGACTTCCTTAATGTTTCTCTGTAAGCCTGTTGGAGCTACCGATAGAGCAGCAAGCAAGGCTCCGTAGGTCTCAGGTGTTATCTCAGAGAGGGTTACAAGGGGCTGGGGATCGTAACCGTTAGTGGGATCTAAGGCCGAACCCGGATTACGGCGCATACCGACGGGTTCGTCTACACCGCTGCCGTCTACAATTGCCCCTTCAAGGCCATTGTAGATTGCTTCCGAAAGATGAGCACGAACATAACGGTCCAGCCAAACCGGCCCCAGGTCAAGCATAGCCTTACAGAGAGGCAGAAAAGCAGACAACTTTTTCTGAGCGAGGTTAATTGTCGAAAAGCCTGCAGAAAGCTCTTTTATGATTTCATCGGTAAGCTTGCCCCACTCTGCCAACTGACGCCCATCCATAGTAGACACCAGTATCTCTACCAGAGCACCGGTAGTCTGGAAGTTGATAGCGTCAAGCAGCGGATGTGACTCGGTTATATCTTCGAAGATAGCATCTATTACAGTTTCGGGAAGAATGACATTAAAGTCCGCTAGTGCCTGCTTGGGATTGGAGGCTTTCATCGCACTAATCAGCTCATTGTAATAGTCCGTTTCCTTGCTGGTGAGAACCCGGGCACCACGGCCGGCAAGGACATGATTGTCAGCAGCCTGTACCAGCCCCTTTGCTTCAGCCATGACGGCCTCCTGTAAAAGGTCAGTAAACTCGGTAAAAGCCTGAGCAAATTTCTGCTCATCGCCCTCTTTAACGGCGGCATTGATGCGCTGGAGAATCTCGGTCTTTTCACGCTGCAGGGTATCAAGATTTTTCATAGACTTAGTCCTTTCCGCCCATCAGGGCATTTAAAAATTTTAGTGTCTTGCTTTCATGAGCAGGTTCGGGTTCAGGCTCCATAACCGGAGGTTCTTCTGCTGCAGGCGGAGCTTTCGGCTCTGGTATGCTTTCAAATTGCATAGCGTTTTTTACCAAAGAAAAAAGCGCTTTGTGAGCGCTTGCTGCAGCCTTATGATATTGTTCAGCACCGATTATCGAGGTGGCAAAGCCCATCTCAAGGGCATCACCGGGTAAAATCCAGGTTTCCGCATCCAGCATTTCTCGGAGCTTATCTTCCGGTATATTGACTGCCGACATATATGCAGCTAAAGCGCCCTGAGAAATCACATCCAGATCGTCTGCTTCTTTGCGGAGCTGTGCTGCGTTTCCGGATGTCGTTGTCCACACATTGTGTATAAACAGCAGAGAGGCATTGTTCATAATACGCTCGTCCCCGGACATAAAGATAACCGATGCTATGGAGCAGGCAAAGCCGTCGCAGATAGTCCTTACCTTTGCTTTGTGATTTCGGAGCATGTTGTAGATGGCGAGGCCTTCCGCAACCTCTCCGCCGTAGGAATTGATATGAACATTGATTTTATCCGCATCTAGTGTCTGCAGCACCTTAGATAAGGTATAACTGGATACATCATTTTCGAAGTATTCAAGTGATGTAATATCTCCGAAAATGTAGATATCCGTCTCACTGCCATTGGTTTCTAAGGAATAATACTTTTTCATGGTTCACCTCCGTTCGGTATTGAAAATGTTATTGTCTCATGGTAAAGTGTGATAACCCCCTCGCTTGATGAGAAGCTAGTGAGGGGGTTCTCTTGCTTCTGATATGTGGACTTGGGGGCGGTTAAAAAGATGCCGTATTTTGAAGAGTTAGTCTTGTTTGAGTTCTGACACTTGATTACATATTAATCACATTGGTTCCGGTGTACATCAATATTGTCTTATGTTATAATTGCTAAAAAGAACCTGTTTTATGCTTATTTTCCTCTCCCTTGGGGCTAATACCAGTACAGATCTACCACATCGACACGTGTATGCTCTGTGGAGGATTTTAGTGGAGTACAAATGATATGAAGTCAAAACTAAGATTTTTAATGCACCTGACACCGTCTCAAACCATCATTGCAGGCTTTGCCGCAATGATTATAGTCGGTGCGTGCCTGCTCAACCTCCCCATTGCAAGTAAATCGGGCGAAAGTGTGGGGTTCCTGAACGCATTATTTACTGCAACTTCAGCCAACTGCGTCACTGGTCTTGTGGTAGTTAACACCATGGAGCATTGGACGTTATTTGGAAAAAGTGTGATTCTTGTGCTAATACAACTTGGCGGATTGGGCTTTGTGGTCGTGATGACGGTTGCTATGCTTCTTTTAAAACGCCAAATAACGCTGCGTAACCGAAGAGTGATTCAGGCGTCCTTCAATCAGGATGACATTGGCGGCATGGTCGTGTTGGTCAAACGCATCCTTTTATTTACTTTGATATTTGAGGTTGCGGGCTCGGTCTTTCTGGCGATTTCTTTTTTTGCCAGCGGTTCAATGGATGCGTGGGAGTCTGTGTATCAGGGGGTGTTTCATGCAATCTCCGCCTTCTGTAATGCGGGCTTCGATAACATTGGAGCAGAAGGGATGGTTCCTTTCCAGCAAAATGTACCCGTTAATCTGGTTTTGATGATCCTCATCGTTTCGGGCGGCATCGGCTTTACGGTATTGGCCGAGTTGGGGCACAGCATCAAGAATCCGCAAAACAAATCTCTGAAATACCGGGTTGTCCATCTGAGCCTTCATAGCAAGATAGTTCTTGTCGTTACAACCACCTTAATTGTGGGTGGCGCAGTGCTTTTTTTGGTGCTGGAATGGTCCAATGCAGATACCCTTGGTCATTTGCCGGCTCCGCAAAAAATACAGGCGTCGCTGTTCCAATCAGTTACTTTGCGCACAGCCGGATTTTATACCATCCCGCAGGACGGTCTGACCGAGATTTCACAAACAATTTCCTGCCTTTTTATGCTGATCGGTGGCTCCTCGGCCAGCATGGCGGGCGGGATGAAAACCGTGACCATCGGTGTTATTATCATTTCGATGCTATCGGTTTTGAAGGGCCGAAATGAGTTGGAAGCTTTTGGACGCACCCTGCCCCTGGATCTACTTCAAAAAGCCATTACAGTGGTATGCACCATGCTGCTGATGGTGTTTATTTCCTCATTCATTCTGCATTTTACTGAGCAGGCAAACCCATATCCCCATACGTTTTTGGATTTGTTGTTTGAATGCT